GTTTACAACATCACCTCTTTGTGGAGAAGCAAATACAATTGCGTCTTTTCTATTTTCTGCAATTGTAATTAAGTTGTCAACGTGTGTTACTGAACCACTTGGACCAGCGATAATTAATCCTACGTCAACTGTGTCAGCGTCTTGGAACTTCTCGTAAGCAGTTTTCAATTGACCGTCAGTTACAGTAGAACCATTAGCACCACCTGATAAAGATACAGTTATTGGAGTAGATCCAGCTGCAAACGATCTTCCTGAAGCAGTTAGTCCCCAACCTGTGTTATCAGTTGCTTGATGATCCATCCAAAAAATGTAATTTGATTTATTTTGAATTACAGTTGGATAGTAGTTCACATCTCCTTGCGGAGTTTTTGCGTCTGAAGCTTTAGATACTTTTGAATATGTTTCTAAAATAGAACCTGGTACACCAGAAATTCCGCCGTCTTCGTCAACGACTACAACGTGAATTTCATCATTTGAACCTGATCTAGTTGAAACATATGTTGAAGTGCCAGGAGCACCGTCAACAGCGTCATAATATCTCCATCTTCTTTTTATTCTTGCGTCATCTACAACAGCAGTAATTAATCCGCCAGCACCTCTAGGATGTTGAACGATACCAATTGATGTTGCACCGACTGAAGTTACTCTATATTTTTCACCAGTAGTAAAATCAGCAGTCGCAGCAGTTGATGAAAACTCTACAATGTCACCTACGTTTAGGTAAGTTGTAGCGTCTGAATCAACAGCGACAGTTGTTGCACCGATAGCGGCACCTCCGTCAGCTTGTTGTGATGTTGTTAATGTTGTTTCGTATGCACTTGCACTTGGACAAGTTGCAACTAATATATTATTACCCCAAGCGCCAGGTGATCTAGCAGCAAAAGTTCCTACGTTAGCAGAACCGTTGGCGTAATTGTCTTCATAGTCTTGTGTATTCTTAACAAGTATTGCACTACCAAATGAATTGGCGTTTGATTGACTTGTTTGGGTAGCTCGTACTACTCTTAATGCGTTAGAATATTGTAAGAAGTTAGCAGCGCTGAAAAAGTATTCAAAGTTACTTGAATCAGGTTTACCAAACGTATCTACAAGTTCTTGTTCACTAGAAATAGATATTATATCATCTACAGGACCTTGGTTGAATGAACCAGCAAAGGCACCAATAGAAGTTGATACAGCAGGAATGATTCTTGTTAAATCTTTTTCCTGTACGAGAACACCAGGTGATACTTGAAATGCCATAGTTTTCTCCTCTAATTAGCTAATTATTTTATACATATAAATTCATTTATCGTAAGTTTTCTTACGCCCATAGTCAAATTTCATTATTACAGATATTTATAATAACGCAAAATTGCACTAATGACTCTTACGGACTACAGGTACCCACCTTGTTCCGTACTCATCAACAGTTTCTTCATTCATAGGATCAGTATTGATACCATCATCTATAAATCCAAATGGGGCCATATCTTCTTCAATTAATTTCTGTTGTTCCATATACATTTGCTGACGTGCATTTTGATTAGTCAATTCTTTAAAATAACCTTGATTAGATACCCAACCAAATATAACTAAACACATCATTAAATCATCATTTGCACCGTCTTCAGCCTGCCAAGATTGACCTCTTTTAGCAAAAGTTGACATCTCTTGTATAATCTTAAAAGAGTTAGTTAGAAGTTTATCCCCCTCTATTAACGTCTTTAAATTAGCACAACCCACTCTTTTGATCTGTTTAGTCATACGAACACCTAAAGACGAACCACGACCACTATACATTGCACCAAGTATCTGTCCTGCACGACCCTTTTGTGTACACATCATAAGATTAGGATACTCTATTTCAAAGTTTAGTGCTTCTGATATTTGTTGACCTATGTCGTTGACTTCTACTAATATATGTGCTTGATTATATCTTAATGCAATCTCACTTATTATATTAGGAAAGATAAATGGTTTGACTTCGTTGTTTTTATATAATGCAACAACCTTAAATGGCATTTGTGTAACATCAAAGACAACAAAAGCAGAATAGTCTTTATCAACTCCTCTTGCAACGTCAACTGTAATTACATAAGTACGACCTTTAATTGGTTCTTCAAACTGATCTACACTACCTGCTGATTTTATAGGTTCAAAATACGGCATTGTTTTTATTTTTGCTGGTGATATAAGCGTATTAACTGAACCTAAAAATTCACATTCAAACTCTTGTTGGAATTGTTCAGGTGAGGTATTTCTAATTGTTTGTTCTTTCCATTCTTCATCTCTTCCAGGCACCTCTGACCAATGTACTTCAATAGGAACATAATCGTTTCTTTTTGTTTCTGCGTCTGTCCATAATTTGTAAAACTGATTCATACCATAAGGTGTAGATACAATAATCATCTTTGTATTTTTACCAGCAGAGATAGTAGGATATACCGAACTAAAAAATGATTCGGCAATGTTTGTAGGTACGAAAGCAAACTCGTCTAAGAATATAATGTTATATGAACCTCCTCGAATAGCAGATGAAGAAGTAGCAGCAGCAATAATTTGAGATTTGTTTTCTAACTCTATTGAACCTTTGTTCCAGTTTATAACACCTTGTTGTAACCACTTAGGTAAATTTTCATAGGCAAGTTGTAAACGTCCTAATATATCTCTAGCAGTAGATGATTTGTTTGCTAATATGGCAATGTTTGAATTTGGATTAAATAATGCAAAGTGCATTAAATAAGAAATTGTTGTTGTTGATTTACCTGATTGTCTTGGTAGTTTACAAATAGTAAATCTATTATTATGAATAGTATCTACAATCTTCTTTTGAAAGTTATACATTTTAAAAGGTACAAGACCTTCATCTAACGATACAATTTTAATATATTTTTCCATAAAGTAAATAGGATCATCTGCACACTTTTTAAATTCTGCAATTTGTTCAGCAGTATATTCTTGTGGTGTATTTACTTTTTTAAGATTAGGATTTCCTAAATATGCGTCATTCATTTACTATAATTCCTTCTATATGTGTGTACCCTAATCGTATTGCAGCCTGTACACGTTGACTACCTTTATATACACTCCATTGTTTTTCTACATATGGAACTCCACCTGCACCATATCTTTGTTCAGTTGAAACAGTATATTTGTATATTTGAATAGGATGTAACATTTCTTCTCCGTCTAATAATTCTTTTAGTGGTGTCATTGACTTTATGTAAGCCAAATCACTAATTTGAAATATCTGTTTCTTCGGGTGTGATTGTTTTGCTTTTAGAACTTTCATCATTTTTTTTCAACATCTTTTGTAATTCTGCTGTAGAACCAACAAATAGAGCATTTTTTATATTCGCACTTGTCTTATTAGGAACTTCTTTTAAATCTTTTAATTTTTTTTGTAAGTCTTGTAGTTTATCTACAGTAGTTGCAACTTGACCTATAAGTTGTCCTGCAACTTCGTATGCACGAGGATGTTGTCCTTCTTTTGCAATATCTAATATACCTTGTATTGCCTCTTGTCCTCTTTCAATTAGATTATAGTAATTCTCTCTACTATACTTGTAATCATTATCTACATCACCTTTGTCTTTTTCTTCAACACGAGGAACTAAAGGTTTAAATTCTTTTTGTTCTACAGGTGGTTTAGATTCTATACCTAATATTTCATTGACTCTATCTTCTAATTTACTCATTATGTATCATTTCCTGTTTCTGGATCATATCGTTTTCCATCATTAAAAAAACTAATTGTAGTTGTAAATCCAAAATCATCATCTGCGTCAGCACTTGATGGATTAGGTACAATCACAATTCTTTCTTCTCTTGTTAATGGAGAATCTGTATCTGTACCAATATCTGTTTGAACTTCTTTGATAACTTTTTGATTATTCATTGGTCCAAATAGATAAGTTTTTGCTGTAAATGATATAGTATATATTACAGCACGTCTATTTGTAAATGATTCATCATAAGAATCTTCGTATGTTATATTACCTAAAACTATAGGTATATCTCTTTTAATATTTAAATCAGGTACAGCATTTATAGTTACTGTATAATCTGGTTGAAAGTAAGGTAATATCTGTTCTACAATTTGTAATCCATCTTCAGCAGTAGCAGTAAAGATATATAAATTCATTGCTATATTATATGGTACAGGTGTATAATTGTAATTCATTTTT